CTGATACTGTATCCTCTACAACTATTACTGCTGTGTTGCAGGACGAGATTGCTGAACTAACCAAGAAGTTTATTGCTACTGCTGGTAGTAAGGCTGCATACTCTATGATGCAGGTTATGACTAACCCTACAGACCTTGGCAATAAAGAAAAGATGGCAGCAGCTAAAGATTTCCTAGATCGTGCTGGCTTTGTAAAGACAGACAAAGTAGAAATTAAAGCTGAAAACCCTGTATTTATTTTACCCCCTAAAAACAATGAAGATTAATAAAACTTGGAGGCTACCTGAGCCAGAGCTAGTTGATGGTGAGTATGAGTGGTTGTCTGTCGTTAGAGTAGGCAGAGTTGTGCCATTTGGTTATAGACAAGACCCTGAAGATGATGATATACTGCTACCAATACCAGAAGAGTTAGAAGCTTTAGAAGAAGCTAAGAAGTATCTAAAACAATATAGCTATAGAGATGTAGCTAATTGGTTGAGTGAAAAGTCAGGTAGATACATCTCTCATGTGGGTCTAATGAAAAGAGTTAAACTTGAACGACAACGTAAAGCAGAAGCTTCAACGCAACGCTATTACGCTGAACGCTACAAAGAAGCGGCGGCAAAAGCGGAAACCCTCGAAAGAAATCGTATCGGAGCCAGAGCTTCAACCAGTTCTAGCGAAAGTGAAACCAGAGCCGATTGAGGTAGAAAAAGCTCAAGAGATAATCTTTCAGCCTAATCCCGGCCCTCAGACAGATTTTCTCTCAGCATCAGAACAGGAGGTACTATACGGTGGAGCGGCTGGTGGTGGTAAGTCTTTTGCTATGTTGGCCGATCCTGTTAGGTATTTTAATAATCCTTTATCTTCTATGTTACTTGTACGAAGAAGCACAGAAGAACTCAGGGAACTTATCTCAGTATCCAAACAACTCTATCCCAAAGCAATCCCCGGCATTAAGTTTATGGAAAGAGATAAAACGTGGGTAGCTCCAAGCGGTGCTACTCTTTGGCTTTCATATCTAGATAGGGATGATGATGTACAAAGATACCAAGGACAAGCTTTTAATTGGATTGGTTTTGACGAACTTACACAATGGCCTAGCCCTTATCCTTGGAACTATATGAGGTCAAGATTACGTACTACTAAAAACAGTGGCTTACAGTTATACCAAAGAGCTACTACTAACCCCGGCGGAGCTGGTCATCAATGGGTTAAAAAAACTTTTGTAGACCCAGCACCTCATAATACTAGCTTTGATGCTACTGACCCTGAGACAGGGGAACGCATTGCTTGGCCCAGAGGTCACTCAAAAGAAGGTGAGCCATTATTTAAACGCAGGTTTATTCCTGCTACTTTATTTGATAACCCGTATTTATCTGATGATGGTCTATATGAAGCTAATCTACTATCACTACCAGAACATCAACGTAAGCAACTACTAGAAGGTAACTGGGATGTAAATGAGGGTGCTGCTTTTCCTGAGTGGAACAGACAGATACACGTAGTAGAACCCTTTGATATACCTAGAAGCTGGTCAAAGTTTAGAGCATGTGATTACGGATATGGTTCTTACTCAGGAGTTGTTTGGTTTGCAGTATCTCCTGATGAACAACTTATAGTTTACCGAGAAATGTATTGCTCAAAGGTCATAGCTACTGATCTAGCTGATATGATACTAGAAGCAGAAGACGGAGAGAAAATACGCTACGGAGTACTTGACTCATCTCTCTGGCATAAACGTGGGGATACTGGCCCAAGTCTAGCTGAACAAATGATTATGAGAGGTTGCAGGTGGAGACCTGCTGACAGGTCCAGAGGTTCAAGGGTAGCAGGTAAGAACGAAATACACAGACGATTACAAGTAGATGAATTTACTGAAGAGCCAAGGTTGGTATTCTTTAATACTTGCACTAGTACCATATCACAAATACCAGCACTACCTTTGGATAAGAACAACCCTGAAGACGTAGACACACACTCAGAAGATCACCTGTATGATGCAATTAGGTATGGGGTTATGACAAGACCAAGAAGCAGTTTATTTGACTTTGATCCTGCATCACAAAGATCAGGTTTTCAAGTAAGCGACCCAACGTTTGGTTATTAAGGAAATACTATGGACGAATTTGAAGAAAGCATGGGAATGGACATTGAAGAGGCAAGTTCTTTAGATGACATGAAAGAAGATACCTATAGTGATCCTCTTGCAGGTAGCATTGTAGGCCTTGTTCAAGGTCAATATAAGAAAGCTTCTGATGCTAGAGAGACAGAAGAAAACCGTTGGATACAAGCTTATCGTAATTATCGTGGTCTTTATGGGCCTGATGTTCAGTTTACTTCTACAGAAAAATCTCAAGTCTTTGTCAAAGTAACTAAGACTAAAGTTCTTGCTGCATACGGTCAAATTATTGAAGTTCTTTTTGGCAACAATAAATTTCCAATTACGGTAGACCCTACTACTTTACCAGAGGGTGTAGAAGAAGCTGTATATTTTGAAACCAATGAAGAATTAAAAGAAGCTTTTCAACCTAGTCCAGAGGATAGGAAATTACTGCCCGGTGAGACTATGACTGACCTTAATGAACGGTTAGCCGCATTAAAAAATAAACTTGCTCCTGTAGAAAGCCAGTTAAAAAAGGGTGAAGGTACTACTGCTACAGAAGTTACATTTCATCCTGCTATGGTATCAGCTAAGAAAATGGAAAAGAAAATCCATGATCAGCTTGAAGAATCTAATGCAAACAAACAACTACGTGTAGCTGCTTTTGAGTGTGCTTTATTTGGTACAGGCGTTATGAAGGGGCCATTTGCTATAGACAAAGAGTATGCTAATTGGAGTGAAGAAGGTGAATATAGTCCTACTATTAAAACCATACCTCAAACTTCTAGTGTATCTCTTTGGAACTTCTACCCTGATCCTGATGCTTCTAATATGGATGAAGCTGAATATGTAGTAGAACGTCATAAGATGTCACGTACTCAACTACGTAATCTTAAGAAACGTCCTTTCTTTAGAAGTAATGCTATTGATCTTGCTGTATCTGACGGTGAGTCCTACACCAAAGAATGGTGGGAACAAGCAATGGAAGATGATGCTCAGGAATCCAAAGCTGAACGTTTTGAAGTTCTTGAGTTCTGGGGTAGCGTAGACACAGAGGTTCTTGAAGGACATGACATAGATATCCCTGCAGAACTAGCAGATATGGATCAGGTCAATGTAAACATCTGGGTATGTAACGGCAAGGTATTGCGTTTAGTTATGAACCCATTTACTCCCTCTATCATTCCCTATTATGCAGTGCCATACGAGGTAAGCCCCTATAGTTTATTTGGCGTGGGTATTGCTGAGAACATGGATGATACACAGACCCTAATGAATGGCTTTATGCGTATGGCTGTTGACAATGCTGCATTATCTGGTAATATGCTTATTGAGGTGGACGAAACTAACTTAGTTCCCGGTCAAGACTTGTCAGTATACCCCGGCAAAGTCTTTCGTCGCCAAGGCGGTGCTCCGGGTCAAGCTATCTTTGGCACCAAGTTTCCCAACGTATCCAATGAAAACATGCAGATGTTTGACAAAGCACGTGTATTAGCAGACGAGAGTACAGGCTTCCCTAGCTTTGCTCATGGTCAAACAGGAGTACAAGGTGTTGGACGTACAGCTTCTGGCATTAGTATGCTTATGTCTGCTGCTAATGGTTCTATACGAAATGTAGTTAAGAATGTAGACGATTACTTACTAGCACCATTAGCTAAAGCATTCTTTAACTTTAACATGCAGTTTGATTACGATGATGAGATTAAAGGTGATCTTGACGTTAAAGCTCGTGGTACTGAAAGTTTAATGGCTAACGAGGTACGTAGTCAACGCTTAATGCAATTCCTTGGTGTGGTACAAAACCCTGTACTAGCTCCCTTTGCTAAGATGGATTACATCGTGCGTGAGATTGCTAAGTCTATGGACCTTGACCCAGACAAGCTAGTAAATTCAATGAGTGATGCTGCTATACAAGCTGAGATACTTAAAAAGTTTCGTGAAGAAAATCCACCACCACCTCAACCACAAGCAGGTCCACCAGCTCCACAAGGAGGCCCACCAGCAGGGGCGCAGGTACAGGATACTCAAGGTAGCGGAGGGGGTACTATAGGTACAGGTC